GGACATCCCACCGTTTCGTGCGAGACGGGGTCGTGCCGTTTACTGGCACGCTCCCGCCCCGCTAGGGACGGCCCACGTCCGTCGAAGCACTCTGTGTGGCCCGCCAGGAATTTAAACCTCTTGGTAAGGGTTGCAAGGTCGTCACAGTGCCGGCGGATAATGGGAACGACCACAAACTGCGATACGTACGGGTCGCAGTCCCTGCATTTGAAAGACTCACGGTGCCCATTTGTCATCATAACTGTACGCATAACCAGCTTCGAGCTGCCAGAAACCGTGTTCTAGCAGCAGTCCCACAACCGACAAAAGCTGGGTTGTCGGTTCTTCGCGCACTAGCCCACCGCATGGCCGGTTTCTTACCTGAGGTCGTGCCGGATCCCTATTATGAGTTGCCAAAACATTACTCCGGTTCAAAGGCGGATAAGTATGAAAGAGCGACCGATGACGTGATCCGCAGAGGAGGCATCACCCGCAGAGATGCAGGTGTTACTATGTTCGTGAAGTTTGAGAAGATTGACTCCACCAAGGTTGACCCAGACCCGCGGGCGATTCAATTTCGTGACCCCAAATACTGTGTTGAAGTTTCCAAGTACCTGAAGCCGATTGAACCCCACCTGTACCAATTCAGGGGGGATGGGAAGCAATTCCCTGCCACTCGGTGTATAGGGAAAGGACTTAACTCCGTTGAGCGAGCAACGCTGCTCAAGGAGAAATTCGATGCGTTCGTTGACCCTGTTGTCATCTCCATTGACTGTTCGCGGTTTGACCAACATTGTTCAGCAGAGTTGCTTGAGATAGAGCACCTGGTTTACAAGTTGTTGTGTCCTGACCCGTGGTTTGCGGAGATTCTCAGCTGGCAGCTGACGAATCGTGTCCGAAGTCGACACGGCTTGGAGTATGTCGCCCATGGGCGACGAATGAGCGGTGATATGAACACCGCCCTTGGGAACTGTGTTCTAATGGTTCTCATGGTCGCCGCCGCCTTCCAGCGTGATTATGATATGCTGGACGACGGCGACGATGTGCTAGTGCTTGTAGAGCGTTCAAGGTAGTCTAAGGAGTTTGAACAGAGTGTCATCACCTCTTTCTTGTCGTTTGGACATGAGATCAAAATCGAGGGTGTCGTTGACACCCTTGAGGAGGTTTCTTGGTGCCAAAGCTCCCCCATTGAGTTCGCCCCCGGGAAATACAAGTTTGTTAGGGAGCCTTTTCGTGTCATGGCCAATGCCCTCGTCGGAACTAAGTTCGACGGGGGCAAGGCAGCGCGCGCTCTTGTTAACACTATCGGTCTCGCCGAATTGGTTTTGAACCTCGGTGTGCCAGTGTTGCAGGAGTATGCCTGCGCACTCATTCGATCATCGGAGAGTGAGCGCGTAACTGATATCGACCCCAACTCTGGCCTCATTCACATGGTCCGTCGCGAAATGAAGTTGTTTGGCATGAGGACGCTGCGTAAGTTGGCGCCCCAGGAACCTTGTAGCGAAGCTAGGCTAAGCTTCGCGAAAGCCTTCGGTGTTTCTATCGAAGAGCAATTAAGGATGGAGAAATTTCTCAAAAGTTGGAAGTTTTCAGTGGCAAAGGG